TCGTTGGAGTCACCGTCGGTGTTCCACCAGGTGTCCCACTTGGAGTAGTTGTAACCGTCGGAGTTACTGTTGATGTTGGCAAATTCTGAACCACAGCCAATATAAAATTTAAACACTCACCTTGTGATTGAACCTTGATTGTAAGTGTGTTATTTGGGACAAGGGTTGTGTAATAACCATAGGTAAAGGCTGAGGTAGGGATATTACTCTCAAATGGGGTTGCATAGTTATCCACATCTGAATAAAGGTCAAAAGGTCCAACTGCTGAACCCACATCTGTTAATGTTATGATTACTGAATATGCCATATTAAATACAAGTTAATCCTCCACAGCTTGCTTGACCAACCCAAGGAACATTCATTTGGAAATTTGAAGATGGACCTGAGGTTAGGCTCAATAGTTTATATTTGTAAGTTGAAGCACTATTACAATAATGGAAACCAATTGTTAAGGCTGCTGGTGTTTCAATTTTAAGAACACCTGTTGTAACAAGAGTACATGATGATTTATCATAAGCTTCAACATTATAGTATAAATACGATGGACTTGTCCTTGTTGGAGTCACTGAAGGTGTTACGGGAATTGTTGAGGTCGGACTAGGTGTTAAAGTCGGAGTTGCCGCTGGTGTTCTCGTAGGAGTCATGCTCGGAGTAACAGGAGGGGTTGAATAGTTATACTTTGTCTTAAGATAATTCAACACTTGGTTAAATTCAGATTGAGTTAATAACTTATTATAACCAAGGAATTCAAACATGGAAATGTTATTTGTGAATGGTGTTCCACTAATACTATATCCAAAGTTAATCCAATCAGCTACCTCACCAATATAAGATGTCGTTCCAGATGTTCCAAGAGTATCATTCACCGAAGCTGTAAATCCTGTTGTAGTCAATCCTGAAGCGGCATATAAAGTATATCCCGTTGTGAAGAGAAACTCTCTTCTACCAGGTTTACTTCTTGAAACAGATGTACTTACCCCACCATAGAATTGATAATCCCATATGTTGTTATTTAGGGTATAACCTGAACCATTTTGAATATTGATTGACCATCCACCATCACTTCTTGAATTAACTTGTGAGACAAAGAAGAATGTCTTACCAGTAAATGTTGTAGCTGAACTTGGATGAGACAAGGTCATAAAATCAAGTGCTCCAAAGTTAACAGATTGACCTGTGTAAGATGACCCAAATGTATCGTTTGAAATAATCGTTGGTTGATTAACCCCAACTGATTGAGTCAATGCTCCACCAATTAAACCATAGTTAGTCCAAGATGAACTACTTGCTCCCTCAGTTGATTTAAACCAATACTGAAGATTACCAAGTGATGATGGGTCAAATGTTGGTTGTGTACTAGTTGGGGTTATTGTGTTGGTAGGACTCGGCGTGATATTAGGAGTAGTCGTAGGACTAGCAGTTAAAGTAACAGTTGGAGTCATCGTGGAGGTTGTTGTAACACTCGGAGTTGGCGTGTTCGTGTTTGTTGTGGTCGGAGTAACCTCAGGCGTTGCAGTTAAGGTCGTGGTTGTCGTAGGAGTTATCGTCGGTGTTGAAGTGATGGTATTGGTCGGAGTTACTGATGGAGTGATTTGTGGAGTTTCCGTTGGAGTCACAGAAGGAGTATTACTTGGAGTGGTTGTTACACTCGGGGTTGGGGTCATCGTCAAAGTTGGAGTAACACTCGGAGTAGGAGGCACAAGTGTAAACACAGCACTACCTGAGAATGTACAACCAGGGTTATATGCTGAAATATAATTGTCGTGAAATGGTCTCCACTCCCCAAGATATGGTGACCACCAAGTCTTTAAAAATACTCTCCTTTGTTGAGACATAATTAGATATTCGCTGTTGCTCCTGAAACCACGAAGGAACAAGTGTTAATGTTTGATGGAAGAGCAAAAACCTCTTCTTTTTCTTGAGTTGTTAAACAATCAAGAATGAAATCTTTAATCAAAATACCATATCCAATGTTTTGTTTTTCACCTGTTTCCAAATCAAACTCACACATAACATCAGGAGCATTCATATAAGTGGTTGTTCCACCAGATGGATAACCCATACAAGTATTGATTCTTGTGATTAAATTTTGAGCTTCTTGCTCATTAATAAAAATGATATAGTTTACCATGTGTTATATTGATATTTTGTTTTAAGATAATTGATAACATTAGCGTGTTCTGTGGATGTTAATTGACGAGAATAGAATATCCACTCAAATAATTGGTAATCTGCTGTATTTGCCCCGCCTCCACCTGCAAGATTATATCTATCAGTTAAAACCCCTGTTAAGGCTGTTGTCGCACTTACACCCAAGACATCATTTCTACTTGCTATTACCCCCGATGTTGAACCTGAACTTACAATCAATGCAGGTGCTCCGTCAACAACAGGTGTTCTATATTGACCTCTATTCATTCTTGTAGAACCAGTACCTGCGGATTCCCAGTTTTGATAAAACCAATTGTATGTTGTTGCTGATAATAATCCAATTGAAAAATTACTTGCTGATGAAGTAACAGGTTTGTAGACAATATAAGAAGTATGATTTTGTATGTTGAGTGATGAGGTTGTACCAGTCATAAAATCAGCACTATTCAAGAATTGAACTGATGTACCTGTGAATGAGCCTAAAGTTGAGTTAGTTTTAATAACGGGTTGGTTAGCAGCTGCTGTTTGTGTTGCTGAACCCCCTTGTCCACCATAGTTTGTCCAAGATGAAACTGTAGCCCCTGAATCAGCCATAAACCAATACTGAAGGTTTGTTACCCCCGATGGTGAAAATGCTGGTGGAGTTGAGCTCGGTGTCGGACTAGTCGTTACGGTTGGAGAAACACTCGGAGTCGGAGTCGTCGTAACTTGAGGAGTTGCGGTCGGAGTCGGGACAGGTGATGCCCATTCGTCATATCTCCACTTGTCTCTTAAATAGAGTTCAACAGCTTCTTGTTCTGCAGAAGATAGTTCATAGTTATATATCATTATCTCCGCTAACTCAATATTGTTGTTGATTGAATATAATTGTTGTGTGGTGTTAGTAGTACAACCAAGGTTTAACGCATTCCATCTTGGACTTACTGTTGTTCCTGTAAATAATAGTGTTCCTGTTCCACCCGATTGGTTCAATTCCCAACTACCATAACCTGGATTAGCAGGTAAGACAGCTTTCATCAAATACTTACTATTTAAGCTTGCAGCTGAAATTGGAGGAGGTATTACAACTGATTGTGATGAGCTTTGTGGATAAACATTTGTATTAGATACATTTGTTGCTATACCTCCAAATTGTAATCTATCCAATATATCTGTACCACTTTGAACCAATGTTCCATTTGTATTACCTGAATATAATTGATTTATAAATGCAAGTGTTCCAGCTGGTTGAGCCCAAACCATAAAGATGGTTGAACCTGTATGTGTTAATGTTGGTCTATCAAAAGCAACCAACCCTTTTCTTAAAGCAGCTGTGGCATTTGGTGTGAATCTGATAATGTTTGGACTACCAGGTAGTGATGTTGAAGCAGAATATGTTGGATATCTATCAGATGTTTGACCTGTTAAAGTCCAATTACTCGTTCCTTTAGATGTAAGTTGTGAAATATATGTTGTTCCACCCGACAATATCAAGTTCATTGTTGTGCTATCAGAAGCATCAAACCAAAGACTTGGTTGAACAAATGGGAACGGAGTTGAAGATGGAGTTACAGAAGGTGTTAAAGTATTAGTTGGAGTTACCGCAGGAGTACCAGTTGGAGTTTCGGTCGGGGTAAAACTTGGTGTAGGTTGAGGTGTTTCGCTCGGACTAGGAGAAACAACAGGCACATCAGGTTCATTTCCATCACCTGAAATGTATTGACCCGTTAAGATTGCTGAACCCAAACCAGCTTTCATGGATAATGGTTTCATTAGTTCATTAACATCGGGTTTGTAAACTTTAACAAAGTTTGTTGCTGGTCTATATGAACGACCTTTCCATTGTAATCTCATCTATAAAATGTTGGCTTAAAATAAGGGGGGAATTACCCCCCCTTTATTTATATATTAGGATTGAACTGTGAATCCAGTAGCGATAGCCGCAAGAGTTGTTGTTACATCAATCTCACGAGCTGGGTTTGGTTCACCACCAGTCATCGTAACAGAAATACCGTTCAGGTCGTTGTACGCCTGTCCTGTCTGCTGAGAAGCTGTAGTTACCATTGCTCCGTTGCTCCAAGCAACAGCCCAATAACGCTCATTATTATCTTTGATGATAATGTAAAGTTCATTTTGTTTAACCAAATCAAAGAATAAATTTCTAAGCGTTTGGTTAAGTTTCGGTAAGGATATTACCACTGCAGGTTGGAAGGTTACAGATTGAGCAACATCGTTAACCAAAATGTCTTCAGTGAATGAAGAAGATTGTTTAACAAGTTCAAAGTGATACCATGTACCCTGACCACTAAATCCAGTGATTTCATCTGAACCAGATGTAGTATAACCAGAAATAGTGTGAGCACTATCACCCAAAATCCATAATTCTTTGATACCTCCAATAGACGCATTTCTACAATCTAAAGTATATCCTTGGTCAATATAACACGACATAGTTTATATTATTTAAATTTGGTTTATTAGTTTTTCGCAAGGACAAATGAATCTACAGAGAATACTCCAAGACCATATACCATACGAGCGATGATTTTAACGATATCTTCGTAAGGGTCATACATACCTTTGATTTCAATACCACCGTTATCAGTAGCGTTCATACCTACCATGAAGTAAGAAGCTGGACCAGCAACAACTGCTGATTGACCGTCAAGACCTTGAGTTGGGATTACTCTAACATTTGTGCCAGGTAACATCACTGTCCACTCTTGACCTTGTGCTGCAGAAGCATCGTCAAATGAGAACAAGTTCACATAAGAAGAGTTTCTCATTGAAGCTACAAGACCTCTGTAATCGCTGTAAGAACAGAACATAACTAAGTCATTTCTGTGTAATACATTCGCAGGGATTGATTCGTAGTAAGTAGAGAATACTGTTAAACCATTTGTAGATGTAGCCGCTGTATAAGCTAATTGAGTAGCTCCGTTACCTGAAGTAACAAGTGCTAAAACTCCGTCAAAGCACTGTGAGTTGTACTCAGTAGCACCAGTCGCAGTTGTATTTCTCCATAATTGTTTTTCTATAGAATCCGCTATGCGATTACTGATATCAGTAATTATCAACTCTTCAAATGGAATTGACTCTTGGAAATTTGAGTTAGATAATCTCTGACTCAAGAAGTAATCATAAAGGTCATAAGCACAAAGTGATTGGTTAACCTTCTTATTACAAGTTGCAATTGTTACTTGTGAAATTGTTGTATCACCAGTAGCGTTAAATCCACATGAACCATCTTGGAAGATAACATTGTTTGTTAAGAATCCTATTGGTAAAGTTTCTCCAAGGATACTCTTAATAAGCATATCAGTTGCGTTTTCGTCAACCCATACACTCAAGTTAGAGAGGTTATATGAAAATTTTTCATTCTTTTTCATAATAAAATTTATTTGTTTGTTTTAGTTTATTTTCTTAAATCTTTGAGGATGCTTACTCTGAAGTCCTCAAACTTTTCTTTGTAATCAACTTTTTTATCCACAGGTTTTCTCTCTGGTGAATTTTTAAAAGTATTAAACTCAGACTTTAATTCGGATAATTCTGTTTTGAATTTTCCATTTATTGTTTCTACGAGTGATAACAGTTGAGCGATACCGTCTTTAAGTTTTTCAACCTGAGCAACTTGCTCAAAGTAAAGGTCCGTAGACATCTTAGCTTTGGTCATATTTTTTGCTTTGATTGAACCACAAATTTTTGCAGCTGTCTCTTCTGAATAACCCTCTTCTGCCATTTTCAACATGCATTCATCCCAAGGGAATTCAGCCATGTCTACTTCAGCCATCTGTTCAACATTTTCTCTTTGAACAATCTTGCCGTCAACAGTTTGGATTCTAATTTTGTTTTCATTACCTGAAGTATCTTTCAATACTACTTGATGTTCTCCATCAGGTGCTGGTGTTTTTTCACCATCAGGTCCAAGAACATATACTTCCTCACCGACATCAAATGTTGGTGATTCAAGTTTCTGTCCTTGAGCATCTTCAGCAACGGTCATTTCCATCTTTGAACTCTCAACCTCTTCTTGGTTTCTCTCAACCTCAGCCTCAGCTGATTTGATTTCTAACTTTACGATAGTTGATTCTTCATCCAATGTTAATACCAAACCTTCACGAGTTGTGTGAACTCCTGCAGGTGCTGGTTGCAATGTAGCTTCTCCCAAAACATAAAGAGTTTGTCCAACTTGAAATTCACCATCAGCATTGTTGGTAACTTCTGTTTTTCCGTCCTCTAAAATTGTTGTGAAAAAAGATTCCTTTTTGAATCTCAAACCTAATAACTTAACAATCTTGTCTAGTGCTAGTGTAGCGTTCATGAGTATTAGTTTATTTGATTTAAAATGTTTATGATTTCTTTAAGTAAATATTCATCAGTATTCTCTACCGAAAACTTATACTCAAAGTTTCCTTCAATTGATAGACCTTTGACTTTTCCTTGCTTAATCATATCCCATACTTCGTCATTGTCTATCCTATATCCAACCATCCATGTCCCGATTGGAACATCTTGTTTTGAATAACCCATTGAATAGGCTTTATCTTGTTCCCCATCCACAATCCAAGATTCAACAAGGTACACACCATTGAACTTTTGATTTGAGTGTTCATAGTTTGTCTTGTCTGTTCTTTTCTCAATAAGGAATCTCTGACTCATTACCTTGATTGTCTCAGGTTTAAATGTTACAAAATACTTTTCTCTCGTCATCTCATCAATCCTTGGAATCAAAATACCAGGTTTCATTGCTGGTGAATATAACATTCTTTGTTCCTCGTTAATTGAGAACTGAGCTGACTTATTAAAACTAGCAGATAATGAGGTTGGGGATACTGACCTGATACCTTGTTTTTGGTATAGTCTTCTAGCTTCTGAATCATTATCAATAGCTTCAACAATCATATACCCTTTATCTTTTAACCACTTAGCTTTGTATTCCTTAAATGCATTTGAAGCATTTGGACCTACAGGGAAATCAGATAGGTAAATATCATCCCATAAAACCCCAAGTTGGTCAAGATGTCTTTTGGTTTCTTCTGTTCTTGACTTTTGTCTACCTGAAACAACAACGATTCTATAAGTCTTAGCTTTATCATTGATGTAGTCAATTGTCTTTTGGATTGGGGAATTACCTCTAACCAAAGTATCATCCATATCAACGATGATAACCTGTGAAGAAGCTCTGGTCATCTTCTGTGATTGTGATATTGCGTATGCTTTTTCCGATGCTTTTTTGGTTTCCTCAGAATAGTAACCATTGTTAGGCATTGACTTAGGTGGCATTCCTGCTTTACCTTGTGCAAAACCTTCATCAACAATATCTTTTCCTTGAACCAAAAATTTTCTCCAAGCGTGAACACAGTTAGGTCCACCCTTATATAACCACTTGGAATATGGCTCTCTATTATGACCAAAATCACGATTGGTATCTCTTAGAAGGTCTATCTCCAATCTTCTAAAATATCTTCCTTCAATACTATCACAGAATTCTCTATCAGGTGAACCAGTCAAAACCCTCTCATACTTGAAATAAGTTGTAGGATTCTTATGGTTTCTATCTTTAATTTCTTGAAGTGTTGCACCCCTCATTGATTCCATAACAGCTTCAAACTTTTGTTTGTCTGTCTTTGATAGGAATTGTAATAACTTGGCTACCTCATATTCTTCTTCAGTATACTCAGCCATCTCATCATCTTCATTGATTGCTTGGTCGTGAATTGTACAAGGCATATACATCTCAACACCATCTACCATATGAACATGTGAACCATTACAACCAATTGTTTCAGCGTAAGTTGCAGCTTCATCAGGGTTATCAAATACTGGTACCCCGTTAATCATTGTTGTACCAAAATAAGTCCCACCATTATCCCAACAACCATCAGCGTCAGGACAATTACAACCACAATCACTAGCTTGGTCAATTACTGTACCTTTTTGTATCTGACCAATTGGATATGCCATATTCTCTTGACCAACATAGGATTCAATTGTTCTAATATGGTTATCCATATAAGACACATCAAATGTCTTACCTTGAATCTTCTCAATCTCACCAATTATATCTTTGAAATCTTCAACCAATACCTTAGCTTCAGATAGTTGTTGCTCACTAGCTGTCTTATATTCAAGGACATCTGCTTCAATTTCAAACACTTTATCAGCAACAACAGCTGCTGACCTAATCATTCCGATACTATCTTCTGTTGGTTTAACAGACATTATGTCCAAAAAGGTTGCTTGAGCACCAGGACATATGTAAAAATACTTCGTTTTATAACCAAAAATATCAAGTTCATAGGCTGATAACTCCTCTTTTGGAACACAATTGGGGACTTTTTGACCCTCTGCATTCCTTTTCCAACCTATCATAATATAGTTTTCCCAACATGGACCTTCTTCAAGAATCTGATATGTTCTCTCACCACAACCACACATCTCAGTATCACCACTTGTCTTTGACCAAGGTTTAAGATTTGAGGTATCAATAGTCATGGCTTCATCAATCTGTTGTAATTTTCTTTGTGCCCATTCAACACCTTCTGTTCCACCCCAACCTAACCAAGCAACATAACCTGCGTCCTTCCAAGGTTCACCTTGAAACTCAGGAGCAATTTGTGAGTTTTGTTTGTGTCTAATAAACGCACTCATTCTGGCAATGGTTTCCCTTGAAATGTTTTCTCCACTACAAAGTTGATTTGCTCTTGTCCAACCGACTTGGGTCATACCTTGAACAGCATCACCATGCTCGTCTCTCCATCTCAATACCTTACAAGCATTTTCTTTTGCTGCTTTGGGATAGTCATTATAGGTTTCAAAGGATTGTCTTCCAAACCACATAAATTCGGTTTCAATTGCTGGTTGTAATACCAGAGCAATCTCTTCAACTCTTGTATCACCTGTTAAAGCGTCATCAACCAATAATTCAATTACTTTCAGTGCCATATATTAAAATTTACTTAAGTCATCCAATCTCTTGGATATCATTTGTTCGTTTGTTATATCCGAACCTAATACATAAGCTCGGATTGGGGTTTGTTTTTGTTTAGCCAAGGCTTCAATAATCCTTGAATCATCAAAGTTATTCATCACAAGTGGACGACCTCCACCTGATTGATTTATGTTTGATAACAAGTCTTGGAAATTCATTGTGGATTGTCTGTTAATTATTGCTTCATTTCCTTCTGCAATAACCCCCATTTGAGCTAGTGGTATTCCACCATTCTCGTGTGAAGGTCCTCTTAATAACATTCCACCCTGTGCTTTAAGAAATCCACCCCTTCTCATCGCTTGAGCTTTTGATATCTGGTCTTGAATAATAACTACTTGTGCCAAAGATAAAGCTGCATTCACACCTGCCATGATAGGTCCAAGAACAGGTCCAAGTTCAGCTAAGGCTTTAACCACAGCTTGAGCTCCGTTAGCTATTGTTTGAACCAAAGAGAATTGAAGTGAAGCAATTCTTCCCTTCTTCTCAATAGCTTTTGCTTTTTCTTCATACTCAGCTTGGATTTCAAGTCTCTTGTCTGCTGCTTGTTTGGAATCGCCAACCACTTGTTCAAGGGCTCTTTTCTCTGC